CGGATTATTAGAAAGCCAAAAGCATGGACTACTTCATGAAATAGCTGGAGCTAATAAAGAAATAGAAGATTACAAAGAGGTTTTAGAAGCTGAGTATGGTGCTATCAACATCAATGTTGAAGATGGTGTTTATACTAAGATAGAAGAAGATGTCGAAAGTAATAAGGAAGATTAGTATAGGTTCTGACTACAAGAACGATGCGATGCATTATTCAACTGGTCAGGAAGTATACGGTGGACATACTATTAGTGATATTCTTTTTGAAGATCAAGATCAGTCATATAATATTTTTATAACTAAAAATAATGAAGTCTTGCCTTGGAAAAAGTTTAACGCTAATATGGCAATATCTGTAGAGTACGATTTAAAGTACTAATGAAAAGCTTATATAGCTTTATTGTAAAACCTTTAAATGAAAGGTATGACAATGTTAAAAAAGTTGATGATAAAACACTCATCATTAATACAGGTATTGAAAACCATAGGTTTGTTAGTAAAAAAGCTGCTGTTGTATCTACTCCAGCGGCTTACACCTCAAAGGTAAAAGTAGGTGACGAGCTTTATGTGCATCACAATATATTTAGAAGATGGTATGATCAAAAAGGTAATGAAAGAAATAGTTCAACCTTTTTTAAAGATGACTTATATTTTGTTTCACCAGAACAAATATATATGTATAATCTTAAACCACATTTAGATTATTGTTTTGTAAAACCACTTAAAAACCAAAACTTATTAGAGAACAGGAAAGAGCAACCTAACGTTGGTATAATGAAATATAGTAATAGTTCATTAGAAGCGCTAGGAATCACTCCTGGAACACTTATTACGTTTACCCCAAATTCTGAGTTTGAATTTATAATAGATGGTGAACGACTTTATTGTATGAAATCAAATGATATAGCTTTAACTCATGAATACCAAGGAAACGAAGAAGAAAATAATCCAAGCTGGGCAAAAAGCAGTTGAGGAACTTATAAAGGTAGCAAAAGAAAAGATTGTAGACTCAGACGACGATGTTAGCGCTGATAGATTAAAGAATGCTGCCGCTACTAAAAAGCTAGCTATATTTGACGCTTTTGAAATACTTAATCGTATTCAGCAAGAAGAAGATATACTAAATGAAAAACCAAAGGAAGTTAAAGAACAAAAATCTTTTAGAGGTTTCGCAGAAGGGAGAAGTAAGTGAGTTACGAACAAACACTTTGGAAAGAAATTAAGGACGTTGTAAATCCTAAGATATTAGCTAAAAACAATAGATTTAAAAAATGGGAGTATGGTTATAACTCTGATTATGATTTTATAGTAATAAGTAAAACTGGAAAAATTGGACAAATCATTGAAATACAGGATCTCAGGATTGCTTTACCAGCAACAGATAAACCGTTTAAACGAAGCGATAAAAAAGCGGAACAATACTGGGAAAGACAAGACTACCCAAAAGAATTAAGTAGAATTAAAAGTAGATTTGACTGGGAAGAATATCCAGCTGAATTTAAAGAAAAGTGGTATGATTACATCGACGAAGAATTCAAAAGGCGAGAAAATGGTTATTGGTTTTATAATAACGGCTTGGCTAACTACATTACTGGCACTCATTATATGTACCTCCAATGGTCAAAAATTGACGTTGGCGCACCAGATTATAGAGAATCAAATAGACTCTTCTTTATATTTTGGGAAGCATGTAAAGCAGATACAAGATGTTACGGAATGTGTTATCTTAAGAACAGACGATCTGGATTCTCTTTCATGTCGTCAGCGGAACTTGTTAATCAAGCAACTATTTCTTCAGATTGTAGATTCGGTATATTATCCAAGTCTGGAGCTGATGCCAAAAAAATGTTTACAGATAAAGTTGTCCCAATATCCGTTAATTACCCTTTCTTCTTTAAACCAATACAAGACGGTATGGACAGACCTAAAACTGAATTGGCTTATAGAGTACCAGCATCAAAGCTTACTAGAAGAAAACTTGAGTCTAATGAGCAACTTAAAGAATTAGAAGGACTTGATACAACTATTGACTGGAAAAATACAGGTGACAACTCTTATGATGGTGAAAAGCTAAAAATACTAGCTCATGATGAGAGTGGTAAATGGGAGAGACCTGATAACATATTAAATAACTGGAGAGTTACAAAAACTACATTAAGACTAGGGTCTAAAATCGTAGGTAAATGTATGATGGGCTCAACTTCAAATGCTTTAGATAAAGGTGGAGACAATTTCAAAAAACTTTACAACAATTCAGACGTTACTAAAAGAAATAGAAACGGACAAACATCTTCTGGCCTCTACTCTCTTTTCATCCCTATGGAATGGAACTACGAAGGATTCATGGATACTTTTGGACTTCCTGTCTTCACTAGACAAAAGAGTCCAGTCAAAGGAGTTGATGGTGAGTCAATTACAATCGGAGTTATTGAACACTGGGAAAACGAAGTCGATGGACTAAAGCAAGATTCCGACGGATTAAATGAATATTACAGACAGTTTCCAAGAACTGAAGCTCACGCGTTCAGAGATGAAACTAAAGATAGTTTATTTAATCTAACTAAAATATACGAGCAAATAGATTATAACGCAGAATTAAATAATTCAACAGCAGTTACAACTGGTAGCTTTCAATGGCAGGACGGAATTAAAGACACGTCGGTTGTTTTTGTACCGAATAATAATGGTAGATTTAATGTAAGTTGGATTCCATCTAAAAATCTACAAAACCGAGTGATACTTAATAATGGGGTTAAATCACCTGGTAATGAACATATTGGCGCTTTTGGTTTAGATAGTTACGATATATCAGGTACAGTAGATGGTAAAGGATCTAACGGTGCTTTACATGGATTAACAAAGTTTAGTATGGAAGAAGTTCCGGCTAATCATTTTTTTTTAGAATATATATCAAGACCACAGACCGCTGAAATATTCTTTGAAGATGTGTTAATGGCTTGTGTATTTTACGGAATGCCTATACTAGCTGAAAATAACAAACCTAGGTTTTTATATTATCTAAAACGAAGAGGTTATAGAGGCTTCTCTATGAATCGACCTGATAAAATATGGAACAAACTATCTACAACTGAAAAAGAAATAGGTGGAATACCTAATTCAAGCGAAGATATTAAGCAAGCGCATGCTGCTGCTATTGAATCTTATATAGAAACATATGTAGGGTTAAAACAAGATGATTATGGAGACATGTATCATCAAAAGACATTAGAAGATTGGGCTAAGTTCAATATTAACAATAGAACAAAGCACGATGCTTCAATAAGCTCAGGTTTAGCTATTATGGCTTGTAATAAAAATTTATACAAACCAGTGGCTGATAGATCTTTAAAAAGTATTAACCTAGGTATTAAAAGATATAATAACAAAGGAAATTTTTCACAAATAATTAAATAAATGGTTGTAACTGATAGTAATAGTATTTTCCCAGACCAAGTTGTTCCTGATGAAGTAAAATCAAGCTATGACTATGGCATGCAAGTTGGCAAAGCTATAGAAGGTGAGTGGTTTAGTGGTACTAGAACTGGTTTAGGTAATAGATACTCTACTAACTTTAATAATTTTAGAAACTTAAGGCTTTATGCAAGAGGTGAGCAAGCTGTTCAGAAGTATAAAGACGAATTAGCTATAAATGGTGATTTATCTTATTTAAATCTAGACTGGAAGCCAGTTCCTGTAATACCTAAGTTTGTAGATATTGTTGTTAATGGCATGTCTGAAAAGCTTTATGAAATAAAAGCTTATGCACAAGATCCTGAATCTATAAAATCAAGAACTGAGTATGCTAATAGAATATTAAGAGATATAGAGACGAAAGAATATTTAGATAATATACAAGGAGCTTTAGGTTTAAACCTGTACTCTACAGACAATCCTGAAGACTTACCTCAAAACAAAGAGGAGCTAGAACTTCATATGCAGCTTGATTACAAGCAATCTGTTGAAATAGCTGAAGAAGAGTTAATTAACAACACTTTAGATAGAAATAGATACGAGTTAACCAGAAGAAGAATTAATGAAGATTTAGTTATACTAGGTATAGGTTGTACTAAAACAAGCTTTAACAAAGCTGAAGGCATAACTGTAGACTACGTTGATCCGTCTAGATTAGTTTATTCATACACTGAAGATCCTAACTTTGAAGATATATGGTATGTTGGTGAGGTTAAAAGAATTAGTTTATCAGATCTTAAACAAGAATTTCCAAATTTAACTTCTGAAGAGTTAGAAAAGATACAAAAATATCCTGGAAACAGTAATTATATATTTGACTGGAACGGTAGAGACGATAATAATAGCGTGTATGTTTTATATTTTGAATATAAGACTTATAGTGAACAAGTGTTTAAGATTAAAGAAACATCTAGCGGTTTAGAAAAAGCACTTGAAAAACCAGATACATTTAATCCACAACCTAATGACAACTTTGATAGAGTTTCTAGGTCAATTGAAGTGTTATACTCTGGAGCTAAAATACTAGGACATGAAAATCTTTTACAATGGGAGTTAGCTAGGAATATGACAAGACCTGAGTCTAACTTGGTTAAAGTAAATATGAATTATAACATATGTGCTCCTAAAATGTATAAAGGTAGAATAGAATCTTTAGTTAGTAGAATAACTGGTTTTGCTGACATGATTCAATTAACTCATTTAAAGTTGCAGCAGGTAATGTCTAGAATAGTACCTGACGGTATATATCTAGATGCGGACGGTTTAGCAGAAATAGATTTAGGTAGCGGAACAAGCTACAATCCACAAGAAGCATTAAACATGTACTTTCAAACTGGTAGTATTATAGGTAGGTCAATGACTCAAGATGGTGGCCAAAACCCTGGTAAAGTTCCTATACAAGAACTTTCTACTTCTAGTGGCATGAATAAGATACAAGGTCTTATACAAACTTATCAGTATTATTTACAAATGATAAGAGATGTAACCGGTCTTAACGAAGCTAGAGATGGAAGTACTCCTTCTAGTGACTCTTTAGTTGGGCTACAAAAGTTAGCTATTGCTAATTCAAATACAGCAACTAGACATATTGTTCAAGCTAGTTTGTACTTAACTCTTAGAACTTGCGAGAACATAGCTCTTAGAGTGGGAGATTGCTTAGAGTTTGATTTAACTAAAGATGCTTTAAAGTCAAGCATAAGTTCTTATAACGTAGGAACGCTCGAGGATATATATAACCTGCATCTATACGACTTTGGTATATTTTTGGATTTAGTACCTGACGAAGAAGAAAAAGCTCAACTAGAACAAAATATTCAAGTAGCTTTACAAGGTGGTCAAATATTTTTAGAAGATGCTATAGACATTAGGCAAGTTAACAACTTAAAACTTGCTAATCAATTGTTGAAACAAAGAAGAAAACAAAAACAACAACAAGATCAAGAAGCTCAACAATCTAACATAAAAGCCCAAGCTGCTGCTCAAGCTGAGACAGCTGAAAGAACGGCAATGGCAGAGGTGCAAAAGCAAGAGGCTTTAGCACAGACTACTTTATCGATCGAACAAGGTAAATCACAGTTCGAAATACAAAGAA